GGAAATTTTCATTCTATTATTGAGTAGCAGTTTTCCGCTGCATTTCTTCCAAAGAAACTCAACACACCTACAAAGGTGCGGGCTCAAGCTTCCACACAGATTGCCGTTCTGTGTCATATAGGTTTTGTTAACGAGATACCTTGACTCGAGTTCATGCTTCCACACAGATTACTGTTCTGTGTCATATGGCTCATGCTTCAACGTAGATTGCCGTTCTACGTCATCTCAACCAGGTTGAAAATTGAGGTCATCAACGAAATTCAACACATCGTCAGATGCTTGGGTAGATGGTCCAACGCAGACGATTGTGAAAAGTCCGTTTTGTGACGACACGTTAAGACTGGGAAAATCACCAGACTTTGTAAACGTCAACGTGGCGGAATTTGTACTGCTAGTACACGTCATGTAGAAATCAATATGCAATGATCTGAAATTAGAAGTATTTGAGTTAAGCGAGTACTCAGGCCCAATAGGGTCGAGAGCGGTCGTATAAGTAACTTCATCAAGAAGATAATTGTCGTTGTTAGGATAATCTCGATTGAAATAAACACCAGACAAGCCTGTGAAGGCATATGCTAGGTCTGTTCCAAAAGAAGTCGCACTAGAACGAAACAACTGAAATTTTACGTGATATCTGTACGCGGGGAGGTTACTAAAAGTGACAGACCCTATACAATCGGTAGCATCAAGGAGGTTCGTGAAAGTGAAATTGCTTGCACTTAAACCACTTCCGAAGAAACCAAAGGATGTTGGGTTGCCACTTATCAGTGTCGAGGAAAACGGCAAATACTGCCGCCAGAAAACTTTGTCTTTTGGACTAGTAAATCTGGTAAAGGCAGATAAATATGCCACAGTACTTGCCGAGGTTCCCTAAGCAGTAAAACTAGGGTTAACCTGTTGTACCAACAACGTTGCAGACAGAGGGGTAGTCGGCAAAGTTCCACCTGAAAAGGTTAGAACGGCCGATGGCCCCGTCAATGTAACATAAACGGTGGTAATGAGGTTGGTGGCGGTAGCACTATTAGTGTTAGAGTAACCAGAAACTAACGAACAACCGGATGTGGCTGTGATAGTAGGCACAGTATAGGCTGTACTTGTACCGAAGCAACGGTAGGTGACCAAGTAGGTGCCAACCGGAAGCAACGCGGGGAAGGTAAGCGTGGTACTGGCAAACACCGGAGAAAAGGTGTTGTCAGCATCAGCAGCTTGGTCCGTCCCTAAGTACGCAGACGTAGTGATACTAGCTGTACCAGAATACCTTGCGGAATTGATAGTACTGCCTCTGAGACCTCCGTATACTTGCTCCTTGAAGAAGGTAATGTCATAGGTGACCCATAACTCACCCAAGTTGACACTCGTTCCAGCGACGCCGAAAGTGGCCACTTGAAAGTTGGCCAAATCGTACCACTGAAGGTTATCACTCGGGGTTTGGACACCACGACACTTGAGAAGAGCAACTTGCCGCTCACGCGGGTTGCACTCAATTGGGTGTAAGATGTGAACATCGGACTTGCAAGAATTAGCAAACGCCGAATTTTCCATCTCGATCTTACTGGCAAAGGTAGGGTCCACAAGATCATAATCAGAAGCAAGCACAACGCCGCCCAATGCTTGGGTAGTGCCCGAATAGGACGACGACGTGCTCTTAAAAGCAAAGACTATGCCATTTGGTCTCCATTGATCGTAGTTAGCAGCCAAAGGAGCCAACCAAGGGAAAGTGGTTGGGTTACCTGGGTTAACTACGAAGGAGGAGATTGCAAATGTGTTTGCGGTGCTCGAAGATATAACATCTCCGAGGTATTCACAGTGGACAACTCTGGTGCCTCGTTTACTGTTTGAGAACTTTGGGATAACATCGACCGAAGCTCCTTTATTAAATAAAGAGTTAGAAGTGACAGTGTAATCACCGTTGCCAGCAATTTTGATGGCTCCGTGCTCCGCCATAGCTCCGACAGCGAGACCTGCAGCCGGGCCGGCAACAGAGCCGACCAAGCCGCCAGCGGTGACTCCGATTTTCTCTGCATTATTTCTCAGAAACTTCTTCCCTTCTTTCACCGCAATTTGTTTAGCCTTACTAGCAATAGCTTGTTCGGCTCTCTTGATGAATTTCGGGGGCATATTCCTGTTCTTAGTCTTAGGTTTAGACGGTTTGAAATAGCTAATGAGAGTTGAAATGTTATTAACAATTCTAACTCTATCGGACTGTTCCTGGGACGTTGATAATGAACTAGTAAGCTTTCTAATCTGTTGAATGATTTCAGCCTTACTTCCGTTACGCAAAGGAGGTTTATTCTCTTTGTTCTGCTTATTGACTAGTTTCTTTTGCTTTCGCGTAAGTTTAACACCAATTGCAGCGTATTGTACAGGATTCATTTATTATCAAACATTTGGCTACCCCCACCGGGCAGCCAAATCGCGACAAGTGAATTTTGATAGCCGGGCTTCACAACCCGGTGTTCCAGTCTTCCAAACAGATTACAACTCTGTTCCATACAAGCCTACAGCTTGATCACCTAGCAAGCATAGTGGAGACATTGAGGTCGTGCACTCCAGCTATGGGATAACTGGGGCAGCCTGGCCAACAAGATTCAATTATTTCTAACTGTTTCATTAAGGTTGGGTCGTTCCTATGCTCCATACAATACTGGCCCAACAAATCCCAGTCGTAGCTAGGGTTGGTCAACAGATTGTACAGTTGCTTGATGATGTTTTGTGGTATACACTTACCGTCCTTCCATCTTTGGGAGCAGAAGATGAAATCGCTTGGTAAACCGATTTCAAATCCTGTGATTGTCATCCCGAATTTGGAGTGGAATTCCTTGTAGTCATAATCACTACAGAAAGGCTGATGGACGCCGTCATCACCTTGTGCCCGCTGAACGGGGGCAAGGAAAGGGTTTAGCTTGACCTTTCCATGTGCATGTGCACACAAGATGTTGAGCGATGCTTTGGAGGCGGTATTACCTTCACTAGTATCAAGCTCACCAGACCGACGACCACCCGGAATAACCTGACTGATAAAAGTACCGTCAGATAAAACGTAGAGTGGTCTAGCCAACACGAATGCATTAAGAACCAGAAATTTCGACCAAGCTGTGTACTCGGCGTCATTTGTGGTAACTTTTTGCAGAATGCTAAGCTCAATGACATCCTCACTCTGAGAGTAATCCATAGACTTCACATCTGTGCTAACGAGCACGTGTGGCAAGCCTAGAGATCGCGTCAAATCAAAGTCTTCGGATATGGCGGTCTGGAATTGGGCGGCCATGGCATCAGTGAAGCCGATTCCAACGGAACCGGGTCCACGATGCCAATTTTGCTTCTTGGGCATGTCTACGTCCTTCATGAGATACATTTCGACGGCAATCTGAATCATGGAAACGCTGTTGATAATGCGCTCACACAACCCGATTTTCTTCATCTTAGTTGGCTCATTCTTGACGAAAACTCTCACTGGATCAGCGAGGCCCCATAGCACCAATTCGGAGGGTGTAGGTTCAAGACGCAGAAGGTCTTGGTAGTTAACCCTGTTGTAGAGTTTCAACCTGCCAAGAACACAGGAAACAAACAAGGGTAAGTCCTTTTCCACGACGTCTCGTTTTGTTTTATGAAGGAAACAAAAGGGAAAACCTGGGCCGGTATCTAGGCTCATAGTGGAGATGTGCCTCAAGATCTCCTCAACACAAAAAGGAATATTCTGGGTACTCCAAGGCACATTCATCTCAGCTGGGTAAACACCAGGAGGAAGTGTGCGATAGAAAGCCCCTAAAACATCTAACTCTTGTTGAGTGAAGGTTCTAGATCCTTCAAACTGCGACAAGTGGTAGATTAGACTACGCCTTTCCGTTACTGCGCCGGTTGCTGGGTGCTGGTAGGCACCAAGGGCTGGCTCGATGGCTGTTGCTGCGATGACACCGGGAGACTTTGGCTTTCCGGACTTGTGTCTTTGGCCAACAGCGATCGTGCTTCCAGCAGTCTCGCTTCCAAATCCCTGATACTCGAGTTCACAGCTTTTCTCTGATTCCTGGTCAGCTTCTTCACCGTTGCCGGTGTTGGAAACTGCGGATGAGTCTGCGTGCTCTGTAGCGTCGTTACGGGTAAAATATTTGCCGTTGACGATACTAAAGGGGTGGGTAAACGTGGCTGGGACTTGCGCGATGACTGCGAAGAGGGTTCTGATGTCTTCGTCGTAGATGTCTCCTGAACTGGTTGTGAGACCGAGATGGCGAGCATAGAATTTGGGATCTTTACGGTCGAGCCCTCTTGACCCGGTTGAAAATCCGAAACAGGCTCATCCGCCTCAAGGTCAACAGCCTTTGGTACAAGCACGGAAACAGGAGAAACTTTCGCTTCGGTGACAGGCGGCAAATCAGACTCATCAGAGATGGCCTTCTTCTTCTTACCACGGACTTTTGTCAACGTGGCCGCCCTAACACCTAGGGTGTGCTCCTGATCCTCAGTCAACGTACCAAATGCTTGTAGGTCAGCATAAATGGACATCAACGTCCCGGCGTCCAGATCTGCAAGGTCGTCATCGTATTCGACCATATCTCGAAAAATACGGCTTCTACGGATGGCCTCGTCAGCTTGGGATCTGTGCCTTTCCTCAACCTCCTCTAAACGAGCTGCTCGCAACTCAGCTCTGGCTTCAGCGTTCAGCATCTTGCGTTGTTCACGCATGGCAGGGGTAGTCGAGGTATCACTGAAAGAGGACTCGAGGACGATAACAGGCGTCAATAACTCTTTCGCCTTCCTATACGTCTCTCGAATCTCCTTAAAGGTTGCCCTGTGGCATCCGAGGCCAAGATAAACATCTTCGCAGATATTGTTGACTCCGTCGCTTCCGCGATGGATACCAACAACATCATCTCCACTCATAAGGGGGGATCCAGACCATCCCGCCAAAGTCGACGCAGTATGCTCAAAATTGAGCACACTTGTGTCTGACTGTGCAGTCACGGCACCCATCGTTCGTTTCATCGTACCGTCTTTGTAACCATACAAAGAAACGGGTCCGGGAGAACAAGGTTTGACGGAGCGTGTTGAGACGGCTCTCGCACCGATTACTGCATAAAGGGATGGGTTGACCTTGATAACAATGGTCTCGCTAACTTCTACAGATACCTGGAGTTGGTACGCTGGAAATTTGGCGGAACCTTTGGGTCCAACGATCCTAATCTCTTTACCTGCTCTAGCCTCACAGTTCAAAACCGTGTGGACATGCAGGACGGTAACGATGCCTCTTTTGCAAACAAATCCACTACCAACAACAACTGAGTCAGCAGTGAAAAAGACTTGCGCACGCGGGCAGACGGCTGAATGAAAGTCGCTCTGCGGCATAACAGCCTCGGAGACAAACTTTCCCGTCTTAACCATGGTAAATGCTTGATCAACTATAGCACCGATTACTTTCTTTAAGTTGTTACTGTCGCGTTCCACCAATAGAGCAACCGGTTTAGGATCAAACACCAATACATTCACCCGTTTCTTGATAATGGTTGACAAGAACGTGTAAATTATTGAGTTAAACAACAGAACCTTTAAAGTGAGTAGATTAAAATCCATCCTCAAGGAAATAAAGATTCCTCTGATCTCGGGGAATGACCAGATGTTCGTTGTCATGAACATTTTAATTTGCGGTCCGTACATGATTGCAAGCACGCAGAACTGAACGACATAGAAAACTATGGTGAGCGCTGTGTGTAACAACCAGTAGCTGTGAATTTTCGTCCCATTGCTGGGGAAATTCCAGAAAGCCAACCAGGTAGCCGTGATGACGAAATGGATCATCCGCGACACGGTCCCGAAAAACCAACTGTCAAGCAGAAGAAGTCCAAAGACGTCTTTCTCAGTGTCTGTCATGGCTTCGTAGCAACTGATGTACGAATGCACAATTGTTTGGCCTTCTCTGGCCGGTGGCAACTCATCTTGAACAACGTGATAGTAAACGGCAGAGGATGTAATCACAATGCTGTCCCAAACCGCTGAAACAAGGTACACCACGGATAGGATGCTCATCCAAATCAACAGATAAAAGTTGTTTGGGGCTGTCCCTCCGAGAATTTCCGTTCCTGTGGGTAACAAGGATAACCAACCCTCAAGGTCAAGAAAAGTGACAGTTGAGTTAGAATGAAAGATTTGAATCCTAATATCATTCGGATACAAATCGAAATCGTAATAAACCAACTGGTACACAGAGGCTGCGATTAAAAACAGAGTCATAGCACACATTGTGCATATGAACAAGTAATCTCTCAAGCTCCTCATGGTAACACTCTAGCAAAACCCGGTTGAGAAGGAAAATGTAGGCAAATATCCAAGCACGCAAATTAAAGACTAGAAGTTGGTCGATACGCAACAAACAACGGTAAACGTTGTATGTAAAAGCAACGATCAACAATAAATCAAACTCAGGTACTACAAAGAGAATTCCGATTGTAAATAAAACGAAATTCTCCATAAACCAAAGTCTACTTGCGCCTATTCAAGTTTCCGGTTATAAGGAAAACAAATAACCAGTATGCACGAAGACCACGCAAATGAGCAGGAGGACCAACGTTCCCTCTATTCATCAAGAACAACAAAGCGACGAGATAATATCTCCAACTTCCTCAAGAAAGAAAGTCGACAAGAGAAGATGCTACAAACAAATTATTGCCGTAAAATCTTATTTTCCC